ACAATTTGCATATCATATTATAAGTCGGGGAGGATTGTACCGAATACACTAAAACTTTTATAATACTTATGCTTTTCATATTTTGGCAAAATGTTGCGGTAAGATTTTGCCCAATTCCATTTGCAGAATAAGTGCTTATATAGGAATTCTTTTGTGTTTGTTGTATTGTAGTTAGACCTGTCAATGTTACATTATTATTAGAATCTAAAGTACAACCAGTTAAAACAGCATCATCTAATCCAAAGTTTGATTGATACCTTCCATTATCTACATCATGGGGATTATAATTATCTATATTTAATTTTTTATCTAATTCAGTTTTAAGATTTTTAGGCGTTACTGCCTTGGTTTGATTAGTCCCTGCGGTAACTTCTGCTGCTGTTGCTAATTGCATGTGTCCTTTTTGAGTTTCTGTCGCATCTTGTGACAAATGTCCAGCAACTAAACTAGCACTAGGTTGTAAATTAAATACAATTCCATCATAAATAAGTGTATATAACTTATTTATTTGCAACATACCGCTTGTTAAGTCTGAACTGTCCCATTTTATATTTTTTGCAGTCAAAGAATTAATTTGTAGCGTACAAGCACCTGTATTCGTGACGTTAGGAACTATATTTACTACCAATCCACTATATAGAGAACCTACCGTACTTATACTTGCCCCATAAGCATTATTAGAACCTGTCAGAACTGCAAATTTAACTGTTTCGTTTGTTATGGAAGCAACGTTTGATTCGTCTATATCTAATCTATCTTCTATGTTTTGTATATCGCTTATAACCTGTGCTAAATCAGCTGAAGGATTATTCATGAGAAATTCTGTTCCGTCGTATGTCATTGTATAATATTTATTTTTTATTAAATCGTTGATTACGAGATCAACTATATTACCGCTGTTGTTAGTCTTTTTTATAGATACAGCTCCAATACCACTTATATTAATTGTGCTTGCCCCTGTATTGGTATTTGTGGGCTTAAATAATATTGTTAATCCTTCATAGTATGTACTTAATCCTGTTAGACTTGTAGTATATGTGGTTGTACTAGAACTTGTATCTTTTAATTTAAATATGACCTCGTCTGCCATTGCATTTAAATTGCTTGCTGAAATTGCTGTACCTTCTGTTGAGATAGTTCCAGGACTAGCTTCAATTGAGTACAATCCACCCCCAAGATCACCTACCGAATATCTGCTAGGATATTGGGCAACTCGATCACTAAACACAATTTTTTTAGCCACATTATCCCTCCTAACTTGATAATTGTTCTATTCTTGCCTTAATTGAATTATATTCATCATCTGTGATTATAACAACATCTGTTGTATTCCTAGCTTTTATTTGCTCTAACATATCTAAAAGTGTTGCCTTACTTAATTTTCCCTCATTTATATATTCATCAAACATATCTTTTATACTCATACTAAATTCCTCCTAGCTTTGTGTTAAATTTGCCACTTCCTGTTGCAAGTTCGTTACATCTGTTTGCAATGTGTTAATTTCTTTCATCATTACATAAATGAGCTTTAATAAATCCGTGGCAGAACTATTTATTCCTACGTCAATATCGAAATCACCTATGGTTCCATTTTCGTTGTATACTGTATAAGTAAAGGAAGAACTTAAAGGATGTATCCTAATACTTTCAATATCATTTATATATGCAATGATACTGTCTTGTGTTTTTACGAATTTATCTGCTTGAATTTGTCTATCTGCATACCTTAAGGTTTTCATTTTACCCTCCTTATGATGAAACTAAAGTTTTGGCAAACGGTATAGTGCCTAATGAAAATGTTCCGCAAACTGGAACTTGTATATCTAATTCTGTTATTATATTTATTCCTGCCGCTGTAGCTTTTGATAGATATTCTTCTGGATTTTCAATTAAAGGATATGTATATCTTAAAATTAATTCTGCTGGATTAGAACTTTTAATTACACCATTATAAAACTGCCCTAAAATTAATCTTCCAAAATCATTTAATACCTCTATGCTTCCGTCCGATCTATTAGAAATTATTTTTGTTTTTAATATTTTTCTATAATCAGAATCACTTAATCCGTTCCGGCTTTCTCCTACTATACTCCCGATAACGTCTAATCCATACCATTCGCTTTGATCTATATCTCGGCTTTGTTGTATCTGTATGAAAGCCTCTATTAATTCATCAAATAGTTCCGCAAGTGCTGAAAAGTATTTTTTAATATTACTTCCATTTCTTAAATAATATGGAAGCAAAGAAATCATTCTATCTGTAGTTTGAGACATATTAAACCACCTCAATCTTGGCTAACTCTGTTATTGCAATCTTATCTGAATCCATTACTATGTTATTCGTTTCATATGTTATACCATCTACACTTATAGTAATAGTCATATCATCTATACCGTTTAAATTCAGGCTTGTTATGGCTGCATTTATTTTATAGATTTTT